GCCCAGGCCAACCCGGACGCAGTTATCACGCTCGACATGCTGCTCCGGGATCAGCGCATGCGGGCGCTGCTTGACCAGTCCGAGGCGGAGATGCGCCGGCTGGGCAAACTCGGGGCCGATATTGCGGAAGAGCTGCAAAAACTGGGCGCCGATTCGGCGATCCGCGATTCGGACGCGGCGATGCGGGCCGCCTGGCTTGATCGCGTATCGGCCGTCCTCGACCCGGACATGCGCCGGGCGCTGGCCGACCTGCCCACGTGGGCGCATCTCCCGCGCGAGGCGCTCCGGGATCTGCTCGGTTTCACCGCCGATGGCTCGCCTTTGGCCAGCCTGTTCGACGCCATCGGCCCGCAGGCCCGCGCCGGCTGGGAGTCGGCCCTATTCCGGGGCCTTGCGATGGGGAAGGGGCCGCGCGACGTTGCGGCGATGGCCCAACGCGCAACTGCCACCGGCCTTGCCCGCTCGCTGACGATTGCCCGAACGGAGATGCTCAGGGCCTACCGCGCGGCAAGTGCCCGCAGCTACCAGGCCAACAAGGACGTGCTCGACGGGTGGGTCTGGCTCTCCGCCGGCGACGGCGACACGTGCGCGGCCTGTCTCGGGATGCATGGCAGTGTTCACCCGCTCAGCGAAACGCTCAGTAGCCATCCGAACTGCCGCTGCACGATGGGGCCGCTCACGAAGCCGCTCAGCGACATCCTTGGCGTGGACGTGCCGGGCGACGATTCACGGCTGGACGTGCCGGCGGGCGATGCGATCTTCGCGAATCTGTCCGACGCGCGCAAGCTCTCCGTGCTCGGAAGCCCGGCCGCGCTCGACGCCTGGAAGGCCGGCGAGGTGACGCTATCCGACTTCGTGGGCGTCAAACGCTCGGCCGCGTGGGGCGACTCGCATTATCAGCGCAGCCTCACGGCGGCGCGGGCGGCGGCCGAACGGAGATAGCTTAGATGGGTATACAATCACGGCAACAACCCACAGCAGCCAGGTGGCAGACACTTGGCGGCTGTGGGTTTTTTGTTTTCGGCGAGATGCCGGAACAGCGCGAGATGCGCAGGTGAAGAAGTGGCAGAGACAACCGGAACAGACCAGACGCAGACGCCAGCACCCGAGGGACAAACGCCCCCGCCCGCTACCCCGCAAAACTTCGATCAGTGGGTAGCGACGCAGACGCCCGAGATCCGAACCGCCTACGAATCCCACACGAAGGGGTTGCAGTCCGCCCTCCAGGGCGAGCGCGCGGCCCGCAAGCAAATTGAGACGCAGTTGCGAGACGCGGCTGCGGCGGCAGAGAAGGGGAGCAAGGCCGAGGCCCAGCTCGCGGAGATCGCGAACAAGCTGGCCGAAGCCGACCGGCGGGCACGGTTCGCGGAGTCCAGCGCGGGGAAACTCACCGACGTGGGGCTGGCCTACATCGCCGCACAACGGGCGAACCTGTTCGCAGAGGATGGCACGGCCAATCTGGACAAGCTGAAGGAGCTGCACCCGGCCCTATTCGCGGCCGCGGCGCAACTCCCGCAAGCGCCTCCAGTGGCGCCGACCAACCCCGGAGCGGGAACGCGCAAGGCGGCGCTGACGCGGGCCGATCTGGCCGGCATGACCCCGGATGAAATCAACACCCGGTGGTCTGAGGTGCAAGAAGCCCTCAAGAGGTAAACAGAAATGGCAATCGACAACTTCATTCCGGCCGTTTGGTCGGCGCGCCTGCTCGCGAACCTGCACAAGGCTTTGGTGTATGGCCAGGGTGGCATCATCAATCGCGACTACGAAGGCGACATCCAGCAGCTCGGCGACTCGGTCAAGATCAACTCGATCGGAGCCGTCACCGTCGCCGACTACACCAAGAACACCAACATGTCGGCGGCTGAAACGCTGACCGACGCGCAGGCCATCCTGCAAATCAACAAGGCGAAGTATTTCAACTTCCAAGTTGACGACGTGGACAAGGCCCAGCAGAATCCGAAAGTCATGGACTCGGCGATGTCCGAGGCCGCCTACGCCCTGGCCAATCAGATGGATCAGGACGTGGCCGCGCTCTACGCGGACGCCAGCGCCACCAACGCGATCGGCACCACGGCCAGCCCGAAGACAGACGCCGCGACCGCCGGCCAGCCCTACGTTTACCTGACTCAGCTTCGGCAGAAACTGGACGAGGCGAACGTGCCCGACGACGGGCGCCGGTTCGTGGTGCTGCCCCCGTGGTACGAGACGTACCTGCTCCAGGATTCCAAGTTCGTCGCGAACGCGGCCGCGGTGCCGGGCGACAACACGATCAAGAACGGCCAGATTCGGACCGTGCTCGGCATGAACATCCTCAAGTCGAACAACGTTCCGTATGCCGCCGGCCCGATCAAGTACCGGGTCATCGCGGGGCACCCGATGGCCTGGACGCTGGCGGTTCAGCTCAACAAGGTCACGGCCTATGAGCAGGAACTGCGCTTCAACACGGCGATGAAGGGCCTGATGCTCTACGGCTGCAAGGTCACCCGCGCCTCGGCGCTGGCCGTGCTCACCATCAATCCCACCTAACGGGCGGGACTGACACAGGAGAAACTCCAACATGGCAAACGCATCTGCAATCACGGTCACCGACCTGACGGCCAACGCCGTCACCACGCGGCCCACCGGCGACACGCTCGACACGGGCACGGCGGCGGTGACGCTGGCGGCCGCGATCGGGAATGTGGCAAACCGGGTCATCCTCGAAGTCACCAACACGGCCGCGGCCAACCTGGTCGCGTCCGTTGCAGCCGGGGCTGAGCCGCCGGCGCTCAATGCGGGGCAGGGCGCGTTGGCCACGGCCAACATCGCCCAGAACGCGGTGGTTTACATGGGGCCGTTTGAGTCGAGCCGGTTCATCCAGACCAACGGGTCGCTCTCGGTCACGTTCACGCCGGCAAGCGGCACGATTGGCGCGACGATCCGCTGCTACCGGGTGCCCAAGATCTAAGTCATGGCGCGCTCGACAATGGCCGCACTCCTGACCCGCTTGCGCCTGCTGGTAAACGACACGGCCGGCGCATCGCAGACGTTCAGCGATGACGATCTGCAACGGGCGCTTGACGGGCAACGATTCGACGCGCGCTACTCCCCGCTGGCCCCGATTGACTCAATCGCGGCCGGCGGGGTCATCTCGTGGTTCTCGTGGGAGGCCGACCGGGGCGACTGGGAGGACACGGCGACGTTCGCCGATGGCAGCTACAACGCGCTGACCGTCTCGGCGTCCGACCTAATCCGGGGCATCTGGACATTCGCCACGCATCAGGCCAATAGCGTCCTGCTCTCGGGCTCGGCCTACAACCTGTATGCGGCGGCGGCGGACGTGCTCGAGATCCTGGCATCGCGCAAGGCGTCAGAGTTTGACTTTACGGCGGACGGTGCATCGTTCAGCCGCAGCCAGGCAGTCAAACAACTGCGAGATCAGGCGTCCGCGTATCGTGATCGGGCCGGCGCATGGGGCAAGGACTCCACGGCTGGGGCCGGCGCGTATGCGGTCGAGGTGTATGTCTGATGCTGGGCGCGACGCAAATCTCCGGGATGCGCGCAACGGCCGCGCTGGCCCTGCCGGATACGGCCACCATCTCGCGCGTCGCCAGGGCCTCGGACAGCGCCGGCGGATGGACCGAAACGTGGTCAACGGTGGCCAGTGGCGTCGCCTGCCGGCTCATGTCCACGCAGAATCTCGGGGAAGGCCGCGCCGTCGGCACGCAACAGGCCACCTCAGAGTGGATGCTCACGCTCCCGCTCGGGACGGACATCCGGGCGGCCGATCGGGTTGTCGTGGCGTCGCGGACATTCGAGGTCAACAGCCTGCTATCCGCCGGCGTGGAGTGGCTGATCAGCATCCGCGCGTCTGTGCGTGAGGTGGTGGCGTAATGGCGGAAGTTACTGGCATCGTCATCGACAAGCGCAAGCTGGAGGCCCTCCAGGCGGGTCTGCGGGCGAAGGCCGACGCGGCCGTCCGCAAGGTCGCGCTGGATGTCGAGGCATACGCCAAAAGTGTCGTGCCGGTCGATACCGGCAACCTCAAGAACAGCTTGAGCGCGGACAAACGCGGCGACTTCGAGTGGTGGGTGCATACCAACGTTGAGTATGCGCCGTTCGTGGAGCTGGGCACGAGCCGGATGCACGCGAAGCCGTTTCTGACGCCGGCAGTGGAGCGGGCGCGGCCCGTCCTCCTGGCCGCGTTCAAGGTGCTCTTCGAGACATGATCGAACTGGACACCGCCCTGTATGGCGCCCTGACGGCATACGCCGGGCTGACGGCCCTCGTCTCCACCCGGGTGTATCAGACCGAAGCCCCCCAGGGCGCGGCGCTCCCGTTCGTGGTCTTCAATCATCAGGCCGGCGGCTTGCAGAACACAGAGCCGACCGACCGAATCGACCACCTGGTCTATATCCGGGGATTCGCGTCCACTCAGATGGGCGCGGCCCTGATCGATGCGCAGGTCAAGCTGGCGCTGCACAACGTGGTGCTGACCATCACGGGCTGGCAGGGCTTCGTGGTCAAGCGCGAGAACGAAATCGCCCTCGTGGAGCGGGACAGCGCCGGCGCGCAGGTATGGCAGCGCGGGGCGATGTATCGCGTTCGCGCAGTGGACGTGTGAGGTAAACAGACATGGCAAGCTATCTCGGGACTGCGGCCGTCATCACCTTCGCCGGGGTGACGATCAACACCTACTACCGCAAGGCGAAGTCGGACGAGTCCATCGCGCTGGTCGATAAGACGGCCGGCGCGGACACGCACATGAGCCACCTGGCCGCGTTGCGTGAGACCAAGTTCACCGTCGATTTTGTGATGGACGGCACGACCGTCTGGGACGGGCTGATTCCCGGCACAAGCTCGGCGGCCCTGATCTGGGGGCCGGAGGGTTCGACCACGGGCAAGCCGAAATACACGGCCACCGCAATCGTCTCGAAGCGCACCAAGGACGAGACCTACAACGATCTGGTTGTGGCGTCGGTCGAGTTCGAGCTGCAGACGGCCTGGGTGGCCACCAGCTACCCGTAAGGAGCACACATGGCAAGCACACTCGGAACCAACGCCTATATCAACTTCAACTCGCAGTCGCTCGGCTCGGTCCACCGCAAGGCGAAGTCGGACGAATCGATCGCCCTCGTTGACAAAACCGCCGGCGCGGACACGCACATGTCGCACTTGGCGGCATTGCGTGAGACCAAGTTCACCGTTGATTTCCTCATCGACGGCGTGACGATCTGGAACGCGCTCACGCCTGGCACAAGCGCGGCGCTGGAGTGGGGGCCGGAGGGCAACGGCGCGGCTTCTGGCAAGCCCAAGTACACCTCAACGGCCATCGTGACGAAGCGGACGAAGGACGAGACCTACAACGACGTGACGACCGGCTCGGTTGAGCTGGAGTTGCAGGCGGCCTGGACTGCCGCCACCTACTAAACATGGCGAAATCCAAGAGCGTATCCCTGGGGCGCGATCAACTGCTCGGCGCGGTGAAGGCGGCGGTCATCCCCGTCGAGGTCCCCGAGCTGGGCGGGCATGTAAATGTCCGGCCGATCACCGTGGGCGAGGTCATGCAGATCAGCGGCACCCTCGGCCAGAAATACGGTGACGTGCCGCTGATCATGCTGGCCGTCGTTGACGAGGACGGCGCTCAGGTATTCAGCGCGGAGGACCTTGACGCCCTGATGAAACTCCCGCTCGGAGCCGCGGCGCGGATTCTGGCAGCCATCCGCGAAGCGTCGGGGCTCACGGACGCACAGGGAAAAGTCGTCGGCGCCGGTTCGTAAAAGAGCCGCTGGCGCGGTATGTGTTCGCGCTGGCGGAGCGGATTGGGCAGGATGTGGAAACAGTCGCCGCCTGGCCCTACTCGAAACTGCAGGAGTGGATCGCCTACGACGAAACGCGCACGATGGCTGATCTCATCCGCAGGTCCGCAATCGGCGCCGACATGAGCGATGCGGATGTGTTCGGGTTGATCGAGATGGAACAGGAACAGTCGGACTGGGTTGGCATTGTCAAGGTGGGAGGTAAGGCACTATGATCGGAACCGAGATCGCAAGCCTGTTCGCCACCATTGGCGGCAACACCGAGCCGCTGGAGAAATCCCTCGGCAAGACCAGCGGCCTGCTCAGCTCGCTCGGCGGCACGCTGGGCGGGACGGTCTCAAAGGCCATCGGCATCGGCGTGGCCGGCATTGTCGGGGCCGGCGCGGCGATCGTCGGCGGGCTGGGCGCGGCGGTTGCATCCACAAACGTCTGGGCTGAGCAGCTCGATCATTTGGGCGACGTGCTCGGCACCAAGGCCGATGACTCGGCCGCGTTTGCCGTGGCGATCCGGGGCGTGGGCGGTAACGTTGACGGCCTGACGGGCCAATTCGCAAAACTCGCCGCCGGCATGTTTGACTCGAAAGGCGAGCTGAGCACAAGCGGGCTGGAACTGCAAAAACTGGGCATCGCCTTCCGGGACGCCAACGGGCAGATGCTGCCCTCAACGGATATTCTGCTCAACATCGCCAACCGGCTCGGCCCGATGGCGGACGGCTTCCAGAAAACCGAGGCAATGACGGCGATCTTCGGCAAGAGCGGGAAGGACCTCAGCGACACCATGACCGCGCTGGCGGGCAACGGCTTCGAGAACGCCAAGAAAAAGGCCCAGGCGCTCGGGCTGACGCTGGGCGAAGACGGCGTGAACCGTTCAGTGATGATGGGGCGGGCGATGAATGACCTGCAGATGACGTTGCAGGGCCTGGCCGTTTCCGTTGGCTCTGAGCTTTTGCCGGCCATCGTCCCACTAATTCAGGAGTTTGCCGGCTGGGCGATCTCCGTCATGCCACAAGTGCGAACCGCGATTACGTCGGTGATGCAGGGCGTGAAGGACCTCATTCAGGGGATCACCACCGGCAAGGGCCCGGCCGGCGAGTTCGGCACGTTCGTCCGGGGCGTGTTCGAGGGCATCGTTACCACGGTGGGCAACCTGATAACGTGGTTCGGGGCGAACTGGCCGCGCATCAAGGACTTCGCCATCACCACGTTTGGGCCAATCGTAGACGAGATTGGTCGCGTGATTAATTGGGTGGTCGCGAACTGGCCGTGGGTCGAATACCACGTTAGCAAGGCGTTCGCCGATATCAAGGTCTTCTGGGACAACACCGGCTCGCCGGCGTTCCAAGAGGTGCTCCGCATCTTCCGTTCCGTCGTGACGTGGGCGCAGGAAAACTGGCCCAAGGTCCAAGAGGCGTTTGGTAAGGTCGTCGACTGGATCAAGGAAAACTGGCCCAAGGTCCAGGAAGCGTTTGGCAAGGTCAAGGATGCCGTGTCGCAGGTTGTCACCTGGGTTGTTGAGAACTGGCCCAAAGTCCAGAAGGCGTTTGAGGACGCTGTCGCCGCGATCAAGAAGGCATACGAGAAATACATCGAGCCGACTCTCAAGCAGTGGGAAGAGTCGTTCGGAAAGATCCGCGACTTCATCAACGAGAACTCAACGACGATCAAGAACATCCTGGACGGCCTGTTTAGGATAATCCAGGGGATTGTCAAGACGGCCGTGGCCATCATCAAGGGCGACTGGGAAGGGGTCTGGAACGGTATGAAGGACACCCTCGACGGCGTAACGAAGACCATAAGCAACACGCTGACGCTGGCGTTCAACACTGTGAAGCGCATCGTTGAGGAGACCGTTGCCAGCATCAAAGACAAGTGGGAAAAGTCGTGGGAGTTTCTGACCGGGCTGATGGGCAAGATCTGGAGCACGATCACAACCGCATGGGGCTCCATCCTCACGAGCATCAACGAGAAACTGACGAAGATCGGCGAAGACATCGAAACCGCGTGGCGCAACTTCCGCGACACGATCACCAGCTGGGCGGGCTCGATCTGGACTGCGGCGAAACGCATTTGGGACCAACTGTGGTCGGATGGGCCGGAGGGCATGCCGGCCCGCTTCATGGATCTCGGCCGGCGCCTGATCGAAGGGCTGCGAGACGGGATCCGGAACGCGGCCGAGCAGGTGTTCGGGGCGGTGCGCTGGCTGGTCGAAGGCGTCGTCACGGTTGCCCAGCATAACTTCGGAATTCAGTCGCCATCAAAGGTCTTCGCCACGATGGGCCGGCAGTTGATGGCCGGTCTCGCCGGCGGGATCTCGGACGCGGCCAGCATGCCGCAACGGGCGCTTGATGCGGCCACGAGCGGGCTGAGCATGCCAGCGCTGGGCGCGGGCGCGTCCTCGGGCGCCGGTGGATCCGGCCCGGGCGGGGCGGCCGGCAGAACCGCCAACTACACGCTCAACGTGACGACGACTTCGCCGGCGGAAAACATTCTGGCCGACTTCGCGCTGCTCCGCGCGCTGGGGGGATAGGTGGCACAGAGCTACAAATTCGTCATCAACGGCACGACGCGCAACCTGGTCTCTGACTACGGCCTAACGGTCACGCAGATGCTGGGCGGCGGCATGCCGCCGATCGACAACGTAGCCACCGAGTACGCGCTCACCAGCGGCGCGTATTACCAGCGCGCCCTGGCCAAGCCGCGCATCGTCACGCTCGTCTGCATGGCCAACGGCTTAACCGCCCAGGGCTTGGCCGCGATCCGCAACGACATCATCGCCGACGTGATGGCCAACGGGCTCGGGACGTCGTTTACTCTCCAGTATTCGCCCAACAGCGGCACGATCTCTGATCTCTCGCTCACGGTGCGCTACGCCGGCGGGCTCGAGGGCGTTGAGGTGGATACCAACATCGAGGTGCTGGCGATCCGGCTCTTGGCCACTGACCCGTATTGGTATGCCGCCGACGGCTCGCCCGTCTCGCTCACGATCAACGAGACGGCGACGGCCTGCAGTGCGCACCGGCGGGCCTCGCTCGACTGGTCATCGATGACGGCCGCCGGCGCGCCGACGGGCACCGTGCCAGCGGGCGGGATCGCCGTCTCGGCCGACGGCACGACGGTCTATGTCTGCCAGGGCAGCAAGCTCTACCGCTGGGTGGGCGGTACCTGGACGAGCTGGACGGCCACTGGCGGCGGGGCGGCGGTGAATTGCGTCGTGGCCGCGAAGACCGGCGCGGGCTGCTACGTGGCCGGTGACTGGACGGCCATCAACGGCGTGGCGTCAGCCAACGTGGCCTCATTCGATGGGACTTCGACGTTTGCGGCCATGGGCGCGGGCAGCGCGGTGGGGGTTGTCACCGCGATCGCGATCACGCCTGCGAGCAACGTCATCATCGGCGGCAACGCGGGCAACCGGGTCGAGATGTGGACCGGCGCGTCGTGGTCATCGGCTGCGATCGGCTACTCTGCCGGCGGGACGATCAGCGCATTGGCCGTTGCGAGCGAGCCCGCGCCGGGCTACCCTGTGGTGTGGATCGCGACGACCGGATACGTGCTGCAGCGCGCCTACGGTGGATCGAGCGCCGCCGCGGGAGGGCTCATTGCCGGCACCATTAACGCGCTCGCCATCGACTCAGCAGGGGTCGTCTGGGTGGGCGGGACAAGTCTATACAGCAACGGGGGCCATAGCCAGCATTTGGCAGGATGGAATGGAACGGCCTGGATAACCACAACCGGGATTTCGGCCGAGGTCAAGGCGCTCAGCATCGACTCAAGTAACGTGTTGCGCGCGGGCCTGGCCACCGCTCCGGGCGTGTGGCGCAAGATCGACGGCAACGTGATGGTTCCGGACTACGGCTTCCGGGCCGTCGCCACCGTCACCGCGATCGGATCGGCCTCCGGCGCCGACGTGCAGGTGGTGGGGCAAAACACGGCCAGCGCCTCGACTTGGATGTATGTCGGGACGCTCACCAATTCCGGGAGCGTGCCCGAAGACCTAACGATCACGCTGACCGTCGCATCGGGCACAACGGCTCCGACGCTCTACACGATTGGCAACCTGACGACGGGCGTATTCGTGCAGTTCAACAGCGCCCTCGTCGGCCCCGAGACGATCACGATCAACACCGCCACCAACTCGATCACCTCGTCCACGCGGGGGAGCCTCAAGAGCGAGATCCTCAACGGCGTTTCGATCAGCTCGCTCAAGCTGGCCGCCAACGCGAACAATTTTGGCGTTCTGGTGTATGACCCGTCCAGCAAGGCGACGGCTACCCGGACGCTGCTCGGGTTCAAATACTTCAGCGCGGACGCCCTTTCAACATGAGCGACGTCACCTACGCCCTGAAGTTCTATAACGCCGCGGGCACGCTGCTCGAGACGTATGTCGACCTGTTCGATCTGGGCGTGGCGCGATCTGGCAACGAGCCGCCAGCGCTCTCGCTGCGCCTGCCCTCGGGCGTGATCTCGGCCGCCAACCTCGTGCCGGATGCCCGGCTCGAGCTGATCCGCACTGGCACCGACGGCGTAGCGCGGCGGGTGTTCGGGACAATGTTCCTACTGACGGCCTGGTCTTCGGGCTACAGCGGCAACGAGGCCGACCTGACGATAGCCGCCCGGGGGGCGAGCTCGCTCCTCGAGCGCCGGATCGTCAAATACGTGTCGGGCAGCGCCGAGGCGGCCAAGACCGACTACGCCGACGACATGATGCGCGACATCGTGCGCGAGAATTTCGGGAGCGGGGCGGGCGCGGGGCGCGACTGGTCGTCATATCTCACCGTCGAAGCCGATGTATCGCTTGCCCCGTCCGTTTCGAAGTCGTTCGCCTGGCGCAACGTCCGCGCGGTCCTGGACGACTTGTGTGAGGCATCGGCCCAGAACGCCAGCCCCATTCGCCTGTTCTACGACATCCCTTATGAGTCGTCATCCGGCTTTGTGTTCCGGGTCTACACCGGCCAGCGCGGGACTGACCGCCGTCTGATGATGACACTCGACTCTGCCGCCGGCGACGTGCAGGACGCTCGGCTCTCGCGCGACTACGCGGGCGAGAAAACATATGCCATCGTCGGGGGCCAGGGCGAGGGCGCCGGCCGGACGCTGGTGTATGTCGAGGACACGGCCCGCTATGACGGCTCGCCCTTCGCGCGCCAAGAAGTGTTCGTCGATGCGCGCAACTACACCAGCTCCACGGGCATGAGTGACGAGGGCGCGGCCGCGCTGTATGACGCGCGCCGGCTGGTGACGTTCGCCGGCCAGATCAACACCGGGGCGTATGAGTATGGCAAGGATTGGGAATTCGGCGACCGGCTGTACGTCATGCACGAAGGTGTCCGGGTGGACTGCATCGTCCACAGTGTGGCGATTCGTCTGGCTCAGGGCCGCGAGGACGTTGTGGCCGAGCTGAGGAGCCTGTAGATGCGCAAGGGCAACGATCTCGAAACGCCACTCCGGGCAGTCATCGCCAACCTGCGAGACAACGACCGGGTGATGGAGCGGGCGGCGACACTGGAGACCATTCCGACCGGCAGCGGCACGGGCACGGTGACCAGCGCGGCGATCACGGTGCCGTCTATCCTCAGCGTGTCGGGCAGCCCGATCACGACCGCCGGCACGTTCGCGTTGACCCTGGCCAATCAGAGCGCCAACCGGGTCTGGGCGGGTCCCACAGGTGGCGGGGCGGCCGCGCCGACGTTCCGCGCTTTGGTTGCGGCAGACATCCCGGCCCTTTCCTACGGCACGGGCACGGTGACGAGCGTGGCGCTGTCACTGCCGGCGATCTTCAGCGTGAGCGGCTCGCCGATCACCGGAGCGGGCACGCTGACCGGGACGCTGGCCAACCAGACGGCCAACTACCTTTGGGCTGGCCCGACCACGGGGGCGGCCGCCGCGCCGACATTCCGGGCGATGGTCTCTGACGACATCCCGGCCTCTATCGTCACCTACGCCAAGATCCAGAACATGACGACCGCGCGCCTGCTCGGGCGCACGACGGCCGGGGCGGGGGTGGTCGAGGAGATCTCGGTCGGCTCAGGTCTGACGCTCTCGGGCGGGGTGCTGGACACCGCCGGCGGGGCCGGGGTGACGGGCTCTGGCACGGACACGTATCTCACCCGCTGGACGGGGGCCAGCACGGTTGGGGATTCGACGCTCTATCTTTCCTCGGGCAAGATCATTTCGGCGACCTCCAATTCTGGGCTAAAGGTGATGCGGACGGGGGCCAACGCGATAAACGACATCTCGTCCGACGCGCCTTTCGGGTATACGGCGACGATGAACAGCTACGCCGTCGACCGGGACGGCGGCGGCTCGGTCGTACACACTGCCGGGTTCTCATCGGACTCGCTCACTGAAAACACCTACGTATACGGCAAGCTGACGTGGTTCACCGACGCCACCTACGACATCGGCGCGTCCGGCGCAAATCGACCCCGCGATGCCTATCTCTCCCGCAGCCTCTACGCGGCATCGATCAAACTGCTCGGCGCAACCAGCGGCACGGCGATCATCACCCCGCCGGCCGTAGCCGGCACGCCGACGCTGACGCTGCCGACTTCGACCGGGACGCTGGCCCTGACGAGCGATATCACCACGGCGGTCAATGCGGCGGTCTCGGGCACAACCAGCAAGATCGCCAAGTTCACCGCGACCAACGTCGTCGGCAACTCGATCATGACCGAGAGCGGGACCAAGATTCAAGTTGCCGGCGCGATCGAGATAACGGGCCAGTCAAACACCAACCAGCTCATCCTCAAGGGTTACTCGACTCAGACCAACCCGCAGATCCTGATCCAGACGTCGGCCGCCGCCGAGCTGGCGCGCATCTACGTCGTCGCCGCGAATTACTCGATGGGGATCGGGTATCTGGCCGGGCAAAGTATGACGGGCGATGCCAACCTGGCCATCGGTGCCAACGCGCTGAAAACAACCGTCTCGGGCTATAACAACACGGCGATCGGCAAAAATACGCTGATGCTCGCCAACAACTCGGCGCATGACAACGTTGCGATTGGCTATAACAGCCAGTCGGCGGTGACAACCGGCTCTTACAATCTCAGCATCGGGACGGACAGCCTGGTGTTGAACCAGACCGGGTCCTCCAACGTCGGCGTTGGCATGAACGCCCTGCGGGCCGTGACCGGCTCTGACAATGTGGGGGTCGGGGGATATGCGGGGTACTACAACTCGACCGGCAACTACAACGTATTTATCGGCGCTTCGTCCGGCACGACCTGTCTCGGGAGCGACAACGTTGTCATAGGGCGACTTGCCGGCGAGGGCACGCAGGCAACGTGGTCCTACTCGGTCTACATCGGGTACGGGGCCGGCGCGGGTGCCAGCGCGGGCAACTACAACGTGGGCATCGGGAAAGAAGCCCTCAAGGGAACGGTTGCCAACGCGACGGCGATTGGCTATCAGGCCGGCAAGGCGCAGACCGGCGCCGGGTTCGTCGCAGTCGGCTATCAGGCGGGGCTCACGTCATCGTCGGGCACGAACTCGACCTTGATCGGATCGGGCGCCGGCGCGTCGCTCACGACCAACGGCGGGTGCGTGATGCTGGGATACCAGGCCGGCGGGAACGAGACGGCGGCCAACAAGCTCTACATCCACAACTCGAACAGCACCACGCCGCTTATTTACGGCGACTTCTCGACGCCCTCGCTCACGTTCAACGGCACGGTCAACATTCAGGACGCCAAGAACATCGTACTGGGCGGCACGACGGGCACCAAGCTCGGCTCGGCGACAACCGAGAAACTTGGCGTGTGGGGGGCGACGCCAATCGTCCAGCCGACGACCGGCGTGGCGGCGGCGACGTTCACGGCGAACTCCGGGACCGCCGTCAACGACGCATCGACATTCGACGGCTACACCATCAAGCAGGTCGTCAAGGCCCTGCGCAATATCGGACTACTGGCATAAAACCATGGCAATCAATCCCACCGACATCCTCACGACACTGACTAACGCCAAATGCGCTGAACTGCGCGACGATCTGGTCGCCCTCCTGATGGCTTCTGGCGTCGCCGCGCCGACGGTGCGCAATCTCAAGCGACGCCTCCGAATCGGCATTGACTACATGGAGGACAAACAAGACGAGCGGGCCGAGCGCGAAGCAGTGGAGGTTGACAATCTTGCCCGCCGCGCGCACGACGACATTATGCGCCCGATCCGCGAACGCCGGGACGCGCGCCGGCAGATCGACTACGGACTCGACTAAACACAGATGAGCAAACCCAAGATCACCCCCCAACCAACGACCGAGCTTGGCCAGATTCTCGGCACAGAAGATCGCGGCCAGCACCCGGCCAGGGCGCGCGAGCTGCTACAAATGGCCCAGGTTCCCGTGTTGACGATCGTCATTCAACACGACCCGCGCGGCGGCCGGACGACGGTCAACGTGATGGAGAGTCAGGGTGGCCCGGTGGCGTTCGCCACGGCCCATCAGATCCTGGACGCCGGCCGCGCAGCCCTTATCCAGCAAGAGACGGCGGCGAAGGCCGAGGCGGCGAAGGCT